TTGTTGGTGTTACAATTCTTCTATCTACATCTGTTCTTAATGCTTGTGCAAATATTTCTCTTGCTGTTTTACCACCTGCTATCTTATCCCATTCTCTTACATTAGCTAAATAATGCGTCCCCCCACCTTTTTCTACTGCCTCTATTGGCATACTTGCTATTAATTTTGCATTATTTTCATCAATACCATATGACAACAGCCGTTGTTGTCCTTTTACATCTAATAAACCTTTTGACCAAGCTACACTATCTTCTAAAAATCTATGAGCACTTAGTAATCCGTTAAAAGTTTTAAGAAAATATGTCAATGGTTGTAAACCATTAAATGTATAAAAATATTCTTGTGCCCTTTCGGCGTGTCTGCCTATATATTTATCTAAAATATTGCCAGATCGTGTAGCATCAAGATGAATACCACCTTGCCATACATATCTATTAGTCATAGACATTGCTAATTCCATTAATGGATTTAAATAATGCACATCTGCCATATTACTTTTAGCAAAAGGGTTCATACTACGGCTAACAGCATCTTTACTAAAACCATTAAAATATGTTTTCATAAAACCATCTACCATTATTGGTCTAGCTAATTCAGGTAATCCAGATATTGTAACTTTGCCCATATAGGCAAGGTGAATTACATTTTCTAGCAACTTTGTGGCTCTTACAGACATAGATGCAGGATCACCTGTAAAAAATGTGCCTAACAATTTATCTTTCTCATCTATATAAGCGTTAAGTATTCTATTTCTATCTGTAGCACTTATACCTTGGCTTATCATATCAATTTCTTTGTTTATTATGTAATCTCTCATATGTACATCACCAAAACGGCGAGTAAATTCAATAGAAGCACCTATTTTTTGAGCGTAACTTCTCATAATAAAATTAATATCTGTTTCAATAAATTCTTTTATTTCACTTATTGGCAATAAAGTATCTCTTTCAAGTAATTGTTTTGCACCAATTTTACCTCTACCTCTATATGTTTTATCTATGCCATTTGCATTATCAATATTCATAAAAGATGCTTGTTCGTTTCTAATATCATCAAATCTACGCGCAGTTTCTGCTTCAATAATTAAATCTCTTTCATTTAATGGTATTTTATCTGATTTTTTCATTGATATACCATACTCTTTAGCATAACTAAGTTGTCTTAAATTATCTCTTATTGATATATACTTAGGATGACCAGAAGAATGTGGTACGCCTTTATTAGGTTGCGATAACTTTTGGCGTATTAGTCCTTTTAATTGATCTGCTTGATCATTTACTTTATCTAAACGCCATATAATTGGCATATAATCTTTAATAAGTGATGTATCTTCATCAAATTCTCTTATTTCATTATTTATTGATTTAACATCTTGTTTTAATTTTTTTCTTCTATCTAATAAAGCCTTAATTCTAGGATCACCGGCAGGTAATTGTGTTACATTACGATCAATTTTTTCTATTGCTGATTCTAATCTTAACAAAGTACGCTTCATTGTGTTTTGATTAGCATATAAACCTAATAATGAGTTTTGTTCGTTGTAATATTTAAAAAAATTATCTACTTGTTTTAGTGAATTTTTTACAGCTTTTCTTGTTTGTGGATCAAAGTGTACTAAAATTTCTTTATCGGCTCTAGCTTCACCAACAAGTTCAAAATATTCTTGTTTGCTCATTCGTTTTTTACGAGCAGGATCACGAAGAATAGCATTTCTTATATTACCAAAAGTTGATTCCACTGCTACACGGAAACCTTGTTTTCGTCTTTCCCAATTTGTTTGAGTTGCATTACCACCCATTAATTTATGAAAATCATCTTCTACTTTAGCTATAGTTTGTATATAAAAACCAAAATGTTTTAGACTTAAATCTGTAGCTATAGAGGTTGGTGATGCTCTACCCATTTTATTTAGTTGTGTCTGTGTAGCGTGATTACCGGATATTTGATACAAGTCCTCCATATATTGTAATTTTTGTTTTTCTGTAAGTATTTTATTTTTAAATATTTTTTCTAGTCCTCTACGCAATGGACTTACTTTTTCTAATGTTCTTAAAAAACCATCTACATCTGTTCGTAAATAAGCATTTTCTGGTCGCACACTATATTCAACTGCCCATTTATTTACAGCTTTTTCGTGTTCTAATTTTGATGCAAATTTGTCAGGTTTTACATAAATTTTTCTTCCAATAGCTTTTATAAACTCAAAGTGCATATAATCATCCATTGTTTTAAACATTTTAGCTATTGGTATATTTAATTTTAAATCTTTAAATTCTTCTTTATATGTTTGTGTAAGCCATTTTTGTTTTATTCCTACATCATCAAATGTAATTTGATTATTTTTTTCATTAAACTCGGCAACTGTTCTATGTAATAAAGGCATTTTAGCATCTGGTGTATTTGCAAGATTGTTTTTTATTGCAGTAAGTTGTTCTTTTGTATATATATTACTTACATCATCAAATTGTTTTGCATTGCCTTTAACTTCTACTTTAGCTTCTTTATGTTTTGCAGTAACATTTTTTTTATTATTGTAAAAAATTTTATTAGTTTTATCTTTTACAAAAATAATTCCATTTTTTAAACTTGTAGCATCAAAATAAAATTTAGTTCCTGCAGGTGATAATTTAACATTTGCTTCTTCAAATGCTTTATTATAATCATCTATATATTGTTTTACATTTTTGCCAAAATATCGTTTAAAAGCATCAGGATCATCTCCTGTTAATCTTGCTATTGTACCTGTCATTAACCCACCAAACAATGCCGCAGATCCTGTCATCATTAAACCTTCACCTTCTGGTTTTGTAGGGTCAAGTTTTGATGCAACATATTGACTTGCTCCTTCAGCTAAACCTACTTGTAAGCCACCTCTTGCGGCGTTCATTAAAAACATATTATGTCTTATGCCAAATATAGGTATTGCTGTAATAGGATTAATTAAGGCTGACGCTAAATAAGTACCAATACCTGCATCAGCTATATTATCTCGTCTTTCTTGATTTCTATCTATTCGTTCTTTAATTCTTTGTGTTTCTTTAGGATTTGCTGATTCTGTAAATTGGTCTGCGTGATGTTCATATCCTTTAATTTCGCCAAAAGGATTGTAGTTTGGATCAAATGCACCAACACGACCTCCTGTTGCAACTTCTTCTATTCTTTCTACTGTTTGACCTATGCCTTCAAGCATTACTATATCAACCATATCTCTAAATAAACTTTGATCTACAGTAACATCAGTTGATCTAGGTAGTATTGGCCTTGTTGATTCTTGTATATTATCTATATTTTGAAATAAATTTGCACTTTCTTGCACCTGTTGTTTTTGTTTAGGTGTAGTTACATTTAATTCATAATCAGATAAAGGTTTTTGTATCATTTTTTATTTCTATATTTATATAAAATATTATTATAAAATTTAATATATTCTGGTAAATCATTAGTAAAACCTAATTGGTCATAAATAGCTTGTACACTATCTATTGTACCTTCATCTTCTACTATTGCCGCAATTCGTTCTCCTGTACCTTTTATTAATAATTGTTTTTCGTAATCTGAAATTTCATATTGTAAATGTTTTCCATATATATCATTAAAAGGGTCAAGAATAACTTGTGATCTACCTGTTTCATCCATAACAGGATCAACTAATCCTTCTTCATCTCGTATGTGTAAAAAATATTTCATTGTTAACGGATTGCTTGTTGGTAATGTTTCAATACCTCTTACTGCAGGTACAACAATAAATTCTGCTTCATCATATGTAAGTGGTCGTTTTTCACCTCCATACATATTTGCTCTATCTTCATTCCAATTATCTCTATAAACATTATACATATAAGATTTTAAATATGATGAATCTTTTTCCATTGTTTCAGGATTAAGTATTGCAAAATTTTCTATTGGGTACATACCAAGCGACTCTTGATTTTTTAAACCTTCTGATCCTGTAGCTCCAAATTTCGTAAGTCCATATATGCCCTGTTTTGCATAACTTGTAAGTAATTTTTCTGCTTGTTTTTGTATTTCATCTTTTCGTAATGTAACACCAATATTGTTTTGTAAAAGAGTATCTCGTATTAATTTATTAAATTTATATTGGCTGCTTTTTGAAAAAAATGTTGCTCCCGGTAATTCTACACCAAATACATTTGTATCTACATCTAAATCTTGTACTGCGGCTTTTATGCCTTGGTCTACTCTATCTTTTATTAATGTTAGTTTTTCATTATCTCGTGTTATTTCTTCTTGGAATACTTCATATTCATTTTTTGTTTTTAAATTTTGTAATGTTAACTGCCCACCTAATCTAAGATTATTTATATTACGAAGATAACTATATGTACTTGATCCTATATCTGCCGGCATAAGATCAACCATATAATTTTGATATTTAGAAGCATCTTCAAGATATCCTTGTAGCCATTCTACATCACCTGACCATATTTTATCATTTAACATTGTTTTAACTCCAGATGGAATATATTTTGTTGCAAATAACATTTTGTAGTCATCAGGATTGTTAATATCAAATTCTTGTCCTGTTGTTGGTAATCCTAAAGATTCTCTTAGTCCATCAGCACTTGCTATTCGTTCTGTTAATTTTTGGCTATCTAATTTATCCATTAATTGTTTTGCTCTAAAATTTGTAATTACTTCTTCACCATTTTTAATTGCTTCTATACCTAAAGATATCTGATTGTTAGAGTCATCATTATCTATAGCATCTTTCATAATACTTAATCTTTTTTTAACAACATTATTTAAAAATGTTTTATTTTGACCTGTAAGTGTACCCATTGATTTTTGAAAGTCTGCTAAAGTAATTGTTGTATCAAATCCACCTTGTTGATGTTCAGGCGAATATAACTTTGCATCACCAACACCATTAATTAACAATTCAAATGCTTCTAAATTTTTAGCAAACTTTTTTTGATTTACTACTTGTTGATTAGCAACAGATAATGGATTCATAAAATCACCATAGGTTTCAAAAAATTTTACAAGGTTTTGCATATTGTTTAAATCATTTTTGTAATGTATACGTGCATAACTTGATATATCTTCAAATTCTAATGCTTCGTTTGCAAAATCTTGTTCAAGTATTGTTTTAGCTACATTTATTTTTCCTGCAATAAGTGCAGATTCTATCTGTTCTTGTGTGCTTTTAGTATATGCTTTGTATTCTTCATTCCTTCCTTGTTCTTGTATGTTTAAAAAATTAGCTTCTGTTTGTTGTTTATATTTATTTGCAATATTATTAATATCATCTTCTAATAATGCTTTATATTCATTAGGAAATGATTTTTGTGTTGCTTCAATTATAGGTTCTATTTGTAATGCAAATTCATTTGGATCACTTCCTTTTTCAAAACGAACTCGTTTATATACAGCATCTAATTGATCATCAAAAAATGAACCAACTTCTTTTTTTATTTTAGCTAAAGCAAATTTGTCATACTTTTGTTTTGATTCTGTAAATAAAAAAGTAGGTACATTAATTGGTTTTGGTTTTTTAAAAGTATAATTTTCTCCATTTGGTTTTTCTAAAGTAACATCTTCATATTCAATAGAAAAATCTTCTATTTCTTTTTGTGCCCTAAATATATCAATACCTTGTGCACCTTTTCTTAGACCTTCAGCTAATACTTGTCCTGCTTCACTTTGAACTTTATATGCTCTATCTAATGCACGAGATACCTTTTCTTGCCCAAATTGGGAAGTTACACCAATTTGTGGTGCGTATTGAGTTTGTTGTTTGTATCGTTCAGCCATAGTTTATGTCATAAAAGTTTTTATATCGGCGGCAGTTGAAAATAAACTTCCTACAGCTTCACCTGCTTGTCCTATTAATCTTGTGCGTCGTGCAGATAATCTGGCTTGTCCTTCTATCTGTGCGGCTTGACCTTCATATATTGATTGTCTAGCACCAAACATAGCTTGTTGTGCTCTTTCTAATCCCATTAACCTATTATAATTTAAATCTTTTTTTACTAATTTTTTATTACCTTCTAAAAATGCTCCATAGGATGGTGAATTAATATCTGCTCCACTAACAGAAAATGCCGCATAATTTTTTTTCTTTAATCTTGCCGCATCTTCTTTAATTTTATTAGCTTTTTGTTCCATAGCAAGAATTTCAGCTTGTGCTCTTTGTTCATACATTTTTTGTTTTTCTTGAGCCATTCTAGTTTGTAAATCCATTTGTGCTTTAATGTAATCACTTTCATTACTAAACATATTGGCAAAAAAACTAAATACTGCTCCACACATTAGAAATATACCTCCGAAGTTATAGCCAATATTCTAAAAGGCACAGGCACAGTTTGTGTTATAGAAACAAAAGGAGTTTGTGTATATCCTAATGTATGTATATCTTTTTTTCCTGTATATCCTACCATTTGTAATCCATTATCATTAAGCAATACATCATTAGTATTTACTTGTAAATTATATGTTTTAGATAATTCCAATATAGTTTTACCTATTTTACGAGGATAACCATATGTAGATCCTAAACCTCTTATTGGTTGAACAGAATCAATAGGTAGTGTTTCTATTTCAACTGTATAGTTTAATCCTATATCACACGCACTTGCCGGTAATTGAAAATTAACTACCCCTCCTGACGATACTGTTCCTGAACCATAGTATCGTATATCATCTTCTTCATCAGATCCAGATGTAGCGTGTACAATTTTTCCACGTAAATCAGGGTTAGCATTAAGTCCTGTAAACACACGACTTGTTGTAAATTCTATTGTAGCATTATCAGATGCCGAAACTGTTTGATCAATAACAACTATATATTCACCAGAAGTTCCTGTAGCATTTGCACTTTGTATTATATATTCTGTAGAAGCACCACCAATCTTAAACTTTTCTCCTGTTGTTGGTGCATTGGCAAAACCATCTAGTGTAAGTTGTCTACTTGACGTTACAGCACCATTTACTAATACTGTGCCGTGTGGCTGATATGATCCCGATAATATTTTACTTACTGAACAATCTGTGGGCAAGGCAAATTGAGAATTAGATATTTGTTCTAAATAATATTTATCTGCACCATTTACTGTTCTTTTAACAACAGTATATAAAAAAGAGGTAATACCTGCTGTTGATAAAAAACTACCATCTGTTTGCCATATTACCCATCCTGCTAGTTTTTCTTGTCTTTGTGCAGAAAATACACCTAGTGACCCATCATCATTTGCAAATAAAATAAACTGTTCTGTCTTTGCTCCTGTTGATTTTATAATACCTGTATCTGTAGGATTATTAACTGCTTGTGGTGATAAGAATGTTAATACAGTTGGAACATAATCTTCCGTAGCTGTATTATAGAAAAACTCTCTTACAGTTTTACCATTAGGTTGTACAAATATTGCCGCACCATCAAATAGTCGTGGCATACATTTTTGGGTAGCACCTAAACTAGATTGTCTTTCTAATTTTAAATCTGATGGTGTAAGTGGTCTACCTACTTGTGGTTTAAGATAAAACTCACCTGTACTTGTAAATATTTCTAAATGTTTACCAGATACTAAATGTCGTATTTCATTAATTTGATCAGATGATATAGCAATCTGTATAGAGTCTGTATCCTCACCTTCTCCAACATCAAAGTTAAAAAAATCTGCTGTTTTGCTACCGGCAACAAAATCACTTATTGATCCACCTGCAAAAAATAATCTTTGTTGATGAAATTTACACGTAGTAGGATAACCATTATAATCACTATATACTTGCTCATCCCATTGTTTTGTTGGTGGGTGTCCTATAATTCTTACATTAGTACCTCCTCCATCTGCCGAATCCCCTCCTGTATCACTTGCACCTGCTGTGTAGGTATATCTATCGTCATCTAATACAGCTATAGTAAATGTGCCATTTAAATTACCTGCCGCTAATCCATCACCATCTTCATTAAGTATAGATTCTGCACCTTCTATAGTTACACTAGCACCATTTGCAAAGCCGTGTGCAGGATGCAATACTGTAACTGTACCACTTCCTTCTTGACTTTTAAGAGGGTCATCATCTAATTCTATTCTTACATTTTTTTTTAATGTAGCTGTTACTGTTGTTGGATTGGTATAGGCAGTAATTAATAATTCAGATCCGTGATATCGTATGCGTGTTCCTACCATAGTTGCTGAAAAGTAATCTGCACTTGTAGTACAGGTAACACCTGTTTGTGCTGTTGTTTGATCAATATCTAGTGTAATAGAATCTTCAGCAAATTTAAAATATGGTTGATAAACTTGATCTTGGTTTGTACTTTCTTTAAATGCAAAATCTGTAATAGTAAATGTTGTTGCTCCTGTTCGTGTAATTATTTTAGGTTTAAAATCATTGTGAGTAATTATCATTGTATCGGCTTGTTGCGTATAAGTAAGTTCAAATAGATTACTTGTAGTCCACGCACAGCTTGTAAAACTTTGCAATAAAGTACCATTAGTAGAAAAAATTTTACATTTAGTATTTTGGAATGCAATTATATATTCTTGATCTTCATTAAATATAAATGGTTCTATCCTAGTAGTTTCACCTAAATCATATCTAAACAAAGTACCTTGTCGTCTTTCAACAGGGCCTTGATTTAAAACAAAAACATTTCTAGCTTTTTTAAGTGATTGTTGAAATGCGGCTATATCAGTTCGTGATATAACAGTTTCATCAACTTCTCCACGAGTAAAACTGTTTTGGTGTACACGTTGTATTGCCATTCATTAACTACTGCTACTTGGTACAACTGCTCTAATACCATCTGCAGTTCCTCTATTTCTTACTTCTATGAGTAAACTTGTATTTAATTTTCTTGTAGTTTGTGTTTGTGATTCTGTACTACGTGCTAGTAATAATTGTTGTTGAGCACGTCTTTGATATAGTGTAGACAAATTATCATTTCTTGCTATTGCACCTGCAAATAAACTAGCAAGTTCAAATACAAGGGCTTGTACAAAATAGTCTGGTAATTCTGCTTCGTGTGGTTGATATGTGTAATGACATACGACAGTATCGTTAGTGCTTGTATTTGTAAATAATTCTTCGTTGTATCTATCAAATACAATAACATTATCCGAAACTGTTAATGTGTGTATTAATATTGCATCATTAGGTATTTGATATGCAGAATCCCATTTATCTAAAGGATTGGTCGCAAGTTTAGAAAGTTGTGCTTGTTTAGAAGCAAATCTCCATCTAGCTTTTGTTAACATAGAACGTAATGTTGTTTCATATAGTTGATTGGCAACCTTGCTTTCTGTTGTATTGTCAGTAAAAGAAGCAATAGTGTTTGCTCCAATTAAAACTAATCCTTGATTACATATATCTATTTTACTTACCATAATTTAAATATCGGGGGAGTTGCCTCCCCCAATACCCTATGTACCATTAATACAAGTAACTGTAGCCGCCGCTGTTGCACTTGATACAACAAGGACATCTACTGTTCTTGTGCCACCTGTAGACCCAACAGCAATGATTACATCATTCTGTTTAAGCTGATTGGTAGCATTGTTAAAATATCCAGATCCTGCAATAGTACCTACAGCATCTGCAGAGTTGTAGAGATAAACATTCTGATCTCCACCACCTGCAATCTTTTTTAAGTTTGCTTGAGTAAAAGCCATTAGTTTTCTCCTATTCTGTTATTTGACATTCTATAGCACCATCATTGTCAATCATCACAGCACCCATAGACATATATGAAGTGATTAGATTACTGACCTTTTCAGGAATATAGTTTACTTCAGTTCTGATATCAGCACCCATAGCAAGACCAACTGATGATCTATGCCACGCATGACAATCTCTTGTAGTACCAGAAAGTGATAATCCAGAGAATGAGAACCATAAAAATCCTAACCATCTCTTAGCCGTCATACCACCTGCATATGGTAATTCTTTTTCACCAATATACTCTGCTCTTGAAAACTGATCTATTTGTAATAAATCAGCCCAACCTGCAGAAGATACAACAAAGTATCTCTGACCATCATCAGGCACATCTGCTTCACCAAATGCTTCGTAAACTGTTAGGGCTTTAGCAAGTGTTAATGCCGCAGACCCGTGTGCTACGTTGTTACTATTTGACCCTGCATCAAGTACATCAACAATTAGTTGGTCTGTTTTTCTACCTAATGCCGCCGCCGCTGATTGAGAAAGTACTTGTCTTTCATCAATGTTAGTTTTCAACTCATCTAATCTATCAACATAATCTGCCGCATAGTAATCAGATAGAGTTACGTCAACTGTATTGTGCGTGATTTCCATAGTCGGTACATTTGCGTGTCTTGACTTTTCAGTCGCAGACCCTTTGCCCACCTTCTGGAATCTTGCTTGGTTGCCTTTTACATTATTAAGCTGTCTTACTGTATTTCTCAGTTTAGAACCCATACGTTGGTATGCCATATGTACTTCAGATTCAAACTGCTTAATAAAGGCAGTAGTAATGGAAGTTGCCATTCCTATCTCCTATTTAGTTAATATTACAGTTTATGAATTGTCCGTAGAATTCTGATTAAGGGTTCTCCAACGTGGGCCACACACATCATCTATGGGTTCACCATTAAAACCTTTCGGTTCTATATAAAAATACTTCATTTTTACACGTTTGACAAGTAGGGGTCTATTAGAAATTGTAAAACCCATATATTTAACCCAACGTAATGTTTTTTCTTGTTCTTCTGTAGCTACATTCCACAAGTAAGAATAATGACTTGCTAACCAAGTAAACACTCTTTTTTGGTGTCGCATATATCTATAATTAGCAAAAGGTTCTTCTGTGCTTAACCACCAAGCTGTACCTTTTTTTTCGTTATCCATTGATGAACAACAACCAAACATTGCTTCTATTGTACCATCATCTTGATATACACCAAACGTATAAACATTAGGTCTATTAATACGAAAAGGATAGAGTAAAGTCCATAAAGGGTCTTTACCCATAACAGCTAATTCAAACTTATCTGTTTGTTTTATTTTTGGTGCAAGTTCAAAGCAATCATCAGGGATTGCTATATCCATATACATTATCTATATAATCTCTGAAACGCATCATCTACTTGTCTTACAAATGATTCATCTCTTTCTTTAGGATCAAAGTAACGAGGATCTTTCATCATACTTCTAACATCTTCTAATGATAATTTATTCATTGGTTCTGATTGCTGTCTTGAAATATTTTGTTTTTGCATATCCATAACTTTTTCTAATATTTCAATACCTCTTGCTGATTGTCCTAAAGTTGTTTGTATATATTCATAATCATCTGCACCGAAGTGACTTTGTGCAAACGAATCAACCGCATCTATACGCAGTTGTGCATTTTCACCTAATTTTTCAATTTCATCATCTAAATTAGGTGCGTAATGATTTTGTGCAGTAATAAATTTATTAATACCATCTTCAAACATTTCTTGGTTATACGCATTATTTACACAATGATCTTTCCACCAATCAAACAATGGATTTTCTACTACATCTTCTTCTGTTATAGTTTCTGGAAGTGCAGGTAAAGCATATTCTTCAGGTACTTCTGATTCTGCTTCTTCTGATAATTCATTTATAATTTCATCACGCAGTTCGTCTTTTTTTCCTCCAACAAACTTCTCTAAATGTTCATTTGATTTTAACAATTCATCTGTGCGTATTTCTCCTGTATCTGCATTCCAAAACTTTTCAGGCACATTCTCTGGCCTTTCATTTGAAATTGTTTCACGTGGAACATCTGACTCTATGGGTTGTGGTTCTGGTTGAGGGTCTTGTGTAATGTTTTCAGGTACAGGTTCTTGATTTTCTTCAGCATTATCTGACATCTTGTTTCTCCTTTACTATACGTTGACTTCGCCCTTTATTAAATCGTCTTTGCATTAGTCCAACAATATATCGCTGTCCTTCAAGATGGCGTAGAGACGCATCAGATATTTCTGACCCTGCTACTGATTCAATAGTTATTTGACGTAAATAAGACAAAATAGCTTGTGCATCTTCTCTTTTAAACACACTTTCAAATAACGTATTGATTCGTTCTTCTTCTTGGGGATTTCTTTCAAAGTTGTCCAAACCAATTATACGATTGGGCTTTGTGGTTTTCATTCTACTTTTATATCACCCTGTAAATGATTTTGCAATATCTGATGCTTGTTTTGGATCAATACCTTGTTGTTGCATATTAGCACCCATTTGTTGTAATTGTTGCCCTGCTTGTATCATTTCTTCATCAGAACGTATTAATTCTTCTGGAACACCTAGTTTCTTAGCTATAAATTTAGCCATATCTTGTTGTTTAATTAATAGGTTTGTAATCTGTGGCCCTACCCTGCCTTGCAACATTGCAACAAAACGATCTATTGTTGCTACATCTTGTTGTTGCTGTGCTTGTGCTAATGGCGAAGATGATCTAATTTTAATTTCTCTACCATTAACAGTAGGTATGTTTATTCTTCCTTGTTTTTTTAAAATATAAATTACTCTTTGTAGTACAGGATTAACAAGTTCAGCTTGTAAACGACCAAATGCCGCACCTATTTGACGAGATAAATCTGCCATACGTTCTGCTACTTCTGTTGCTGACATTGGAGTTTTCTCATTTGGGTTGCCTAACATATCATTATATAAGGCCTTTTTAATATTTTGTCGCATATCTCTTATAACTAAATCAGATACTTGAAAGTTACCTGCAGGTGCAACAGGTGTTAGACCGCTACTGCC